TGTTCAGGTGGAGCGGCGGGGTTCGCGTGAATGGGTTGAGACGGGCCGTATCGTGAATAGTCTTGGGGCGGTTCCGTTGGTGCCTGTTGTGAATCGTCGCCGTACTTCTAGGATTGATGGTCGTTCGGAGATTACGAGGTCGATTCGTGCTTACACGGATGAGGCTGTGCGCACACTGTTGGGGCAGTCTGTGAATCGTGATTTTTATGCGTATCCTCAGCGTTGGGTGACTGGCGTGAGCGCGGATGAGTTTTCGCAGCCTGGCTGGGTCCTGTCGATGGCTTCTGTGTGGGCTGTGGATAAGGATGATGATGGTGACACTCCGAATGTGGGGTCGTTTCCTGTCAATTCGCCTACACCGTATTCGGATCAGATGAGACTGTTGGCGCAGTTGACTGCGGGTGAGGCGGCTGTTCCGGAACGCTATTTCGGGTTTATCACGTCTAACCCACCTAGTGGGGAGGCTTTGGCTGCCGAGGAATCTCGGCTTGTGAAGCGTGCTGAACGGCGTCAGACGTCGTTTGGTCAGGGCTGGCTGTCGGTTGGTTTCCTGGCTGCCAAGGCGTTGGATTCTCGTGTTGATGAGGCCGATTTTTTTGGTGATGTTGGTTTGCGTTGGCGTGATGCTTCAACGCCTACCCGGGCGGCTACAGCGGATGCTGTGACGAAGCTTGTTGGTGCCGGTATTTTGCCTGCTGATTCTCGTACGGTGTTGGAGATGTTGGGGCTTGATGATGTGCAGGTTGAGGCTGTGATGCGTCATCGTGCCGAGTCGTCTGACCCGTTGGCGGCACTGGCTGGCGCTATTTCCCGTCAAACTAACGAGGTATGATAGGCGATGGCTTCGGGGTCTATGTCGAGGCTTGCTGCCACCGAGTATCAGCGGCAGGCGATTCGTTTTGCCGGGAAATACGCGGGGTATTATTCTGAGCTTGGTCGTTTGTGGCATTCCGGCAGGATGACAGATGCGCAGTATGTGCGTTTGTGTGTGGAGTTGGAGCGTGCCGGCCATGATGGTTCGGCATCGTTGGCTGCCAGGTTTGTGTCGGATTTTCGCCGGTTGAATGGTGTGGATCCTGGTTTGATTGTGTATGACGAGTTTGATGCTGCCGCCGCGTTGGCTAGGTCGTTTTCGACTATGAAGATTCTTGAGAGTGACCCGGATAGGGCGAATGATACTATTGATGCGATGGCTGCGGGTGTTAATCGGGCTGTCATGAATGCTGGCCGTGACACGGTTGAGTGGTCGGCGGGTGCGCAGGGTAGGTCGTGGCGTCGGGTTACTGATGGTGATCCGTGTGCTTTTTGTGCCATGTTGGCTACGAGGTCGGATTATACGACTAAGGAAAGGGCGCTTACTTCCGGTCATACGCGGCGTCATAAGCGTGGTGGTAAGCGTCCGTTTGGTTCGAAGTATCATGATCATTGTGGTTGTACGGTGGTTGAGGTTGTTGGCCCTTGGGAACCGAATAGGGCTGATGCCGAGTATCAGAGGACGTATGAGAAGGCCCGTGAGTGGGTTGATGATCATGGGTTGCAGCAGTCGCCTGGCAATATTTTGAAGGCTATGCGTACTGTTGGTGGCATGAGATAATTTGATGTGGTTTCCGGTTGTGCGCCGCCGGTTATCGGTGCACAGGGTTGTCTCCCGCACGGGGGTCAACAATGTTGTGTTGTTTTCCGCAAGGAGTGTAGGGTTAGGCTATGGCCGATCAAAAAGTTGAGGAACAGAATGTTGACAATGATGCTGTTGAGCCCGGAAAGGGTGGAGACATTGTTGATGTTGTGAAGGATGGGCAGGCTGCCGGCGATGATCATGCCGGTGATGTTTCCGTGAAGGAGGAGTCTTCTTCTGGCACGGATTGGAAGGCTGAGGCCCGTAAGTGGGAGTCTCGTGCTAAAAGTAATTTCGCCGAGTTGGAGAAGCTTCGTACATCGAGTGACGATTCTGGATCTACTATTGCTGAGCTTCGCCGCAAGAATGAGGAACTCGAAAACAGGATCAACGGGTTTGTTCTTGAGGGTGTGAAGCGCGAGGTGGCTTCAGAGTATGGTTTGTCCAGTGATGCGATCGCTTTCTTGTCGGGTGGCGATAAGGAGTCGCTTGCCGAGTCTGCGAAAGCTTTGAAGGGTTTGATCGACCATAGTAGTGGTGGCGCGGGTGTGCGCCGTCTTGCGGGGAGTGCCCCCGTTGATGATGTTAAACGACGTGAGGGTGTCGCGTTTGTGGATGCTCTTGTCAATAATTCTAGGAGATGATTTATCATGGCTGACGATTTTCTTTCTGCAGGGAAGCTTGAGCTTCCTGGTTCTATGATTGGTGCGGTTCGTGACCGTGCTATCGATTCTGGTGTTTTGGCGAAGCTTTCGCCGGAGCAGCCGACTATTTTCGGTCCTGTTAAGGGTGCCGTTTTTAGTGGTGTTCCGCGCGCTAAGATTGTTGGCGAGGGCGAGGTTAAGCCTTCCGCTAGCGTTGATGTTTCTGCGTTTACTGCGCAGCCTATCAAGGTTGTGACTCAGCAGCGCGTGAGCGACGAGTTTATGTGGGCTGACGCTGATTACCGTTTGGGTGTACTGCAGGATCTGATTTCGCCTGCTCTTGGTGCTTCGATTGGTCGCGCTGTTGATCTGATTGCTTTCCATGGTATTGATCCTGCTACGGGTAAGCCTGCTGCGGCTGTCAAGGTGTCGCTGGATAAGACGAATAAGACGGTTGATGCCACCGATTCCGCTACGGCTGATCTTGTTAAGGCTGTTGGTCTGATTGCTGGTGCTGGTTTGCAGGTTCCTAATGGTGTTGCTTTGGATCCGGCGTTCTCGTTTGCTCTGTCTACTGAGGTGTATCCGAAGGGGTCTCCGCTTGCCGGTCAGCCTATGTATCCTGCCGCCGGGTTTGCCGGCCTGGATAATTGGCGTGGGCTGAATGTTGGTGCTTCTTCGACTGTTTCGGGTGCCCCGGAGATGTCGCCTGCTTCTGGTGTTAAGGCTATTGTTGGTGATTTCTCTCGTGTTCATTGGGGGTTCCAGCGTAACTTCCCGATTGAGCTGATCGAGTATGGTGATCCGGATCAGACTGGGCGTGACCTGAAGGGCCATAATGAGGTTATGGTTCGTGCCGAGGCTGTCCTGTATGTGGCTATTGAGTCGCTTGATTCGTTTGCTGTTGTGAAGGAGAAGGCTGCCCCGAAGCCTAATCCGCCGGCCGGTAACTGATTCATTTGTTGCGGTGATGTTTTCTATGTGCAGGGGGTGGTGTTGATGGGTATTATTTTGAAGCCTGAGGATATTGAGCCTTTCGCCGATATTCCTAGAGAGAAGCTTGAGGCGATGATTGCCGATGTGGAGGCTGTGGCTGTCAGTGTCGCCCCCTGTATCGCTAAACCGGATTTCAAATATAAGGATGCCGCTAAGGCTATTCTGCGCAGGGCTTTGTTGCGCTGGAATGATACTGGCGTTTCGGGTCAGGTGCAGTATGAGTCTGCGGGTCCTTTCGCTCAGACTACACGGTCTAGTACTCCCACGAATTTGTTGTGGCCTTCTGAGATTGCCGCGTTGAAGAAGCTGTGTGAGGGTGATGGTGGGGCTGGTAAAGCGTTCACTATTACACCGACCATGAGGAGTAGCGTGAATCATTCTGAGGTGTGTTCCACGGTGTGGGGTGAGGGTTGCTCGTGCGGGTCGAATATTAACGGCTACGCTGGCCCTTTGTGGGAGATATGATATGACCAGTTTTCCTTATGGTGAAACGGTTGTGATGCTTCAACCGACTGTTCGTGTCGATGATCTTGGCGACAAGGTGGAAGACTGGTCTAAGCCCGTCGAGACTGTGTTACATAACGTGGCCATCTATGCTTCCGTTTCGCAGGAGGATGAGGCCGCGGGGCGTGACTCGGATTATGAGCATTGGTCGATGCTTTTCAAGCAGCCTGTTGTGGGTGCCGGTTATCGTTGCCGGTGGCGTATTCGGGGTGTTGTGTGGGAGGCTGACGGGTCTCCTATCGTGTGGCATCACCCCATGTCCGGTTGGGATGCTGGTACGCAGATCAATGTGAAGCGTAAGAAGGGCTGATAGGTAGTGGCTCAGGATGTGAATGTGAAGCTGAACTTGCCGGGTATTCGTGAGGTGTTGAAGTCTCCTGGGGTGCAGGCTATGTTGGCTGAGCGTGGCGAGCGTGTCAAGCGTGCGGCCTCGGCGAATGTGGGCGGTAACGCTTTCGATAAGGCCCAGTATCGTGCCGGATTATCATCGGAGGTGCAGGTTCACCGTGTTGAGGCTGTCGCTCGTATCGGCACCACCTATAAGGGTGGGAAGCGTATTGAGGCGAAGCATGGCACGTTGGCGAGGTCGATTGGGGCTGCGTCGTGATCGTTTACGGTGATCCGCGTGTGTGGGCTAAACGCGTGCTCAAGGATGATGGCTGGCTGTCTGGGATACCATGCACCGGGACAGTTCCGGATAGTTTTGAGGGTGACCTTATTTGGTTGGCGTTGGATGGTGGCCCGCAGTTGCATGTGCGTGAGCGTGTTTTTTTGCGGGTGAATGTGTTTTCTGATACGCCGGATCGTGCTATGTCGCTAGCCAGGCGGGTGGAGGCTGTGCTGGCTGATGGTGTGGACGGTGACCCTGTGGTGTACTGTAAACGGTCTACTGGCCCTGATTTGCTGGTTGATGGTGCACGTTTTGATGTGTATTCGCTTTTTGAGCTGGTGTGTAGGCCTGTCGAATCCGAGTAAACGTTTTGTTTGATATTGTTGTTTGTTTTTTGTTTGATATTGTTTTTGGGGGTTATGATGGCTGGAACACGTAAAGCGTCTAATGTTCGCTCTGCTGTTACTGGTGACGTCTATATTGGTAAAGCTCATGCCGGTGACACTATTGATGGTGTGAAGACGGTTCCTGATGGGCTTACCGCTTTAGGGTATCTGTCTGATGACGGGTTTAAGATTAAGCCTGAGCGTAAAACGGATGATTTGAAGGCTTGGCAGAATGCGGATGTTGTTCGCACTGTTGCTACCGAGTCTTCTATCGAGATTTCTTTCCAGCTGATCGAGTCTAAGAAGGAGGTTATCGAGCTGTTTTGGCAGTCGAAGGTTACTGCCGGAGCCGATTCGGGTTCGTTTGATATTTCTCCTGGTGCCACAACAGGTGTTCACGCCTTGTTGATGGATATTATTGATGGCGATCAGGTTATTCGCTACTATTTCCCTGAGGTTGAGTTGATCGATCGTGACGAGATCAAGGGCAAGAATGGCGAGGTGTACGGGTATGGTGTGACGTTGAAGGCTTACCCTGCTCAAATTAATAAGACTGGTAATGCGGTGTCTGGTCGGGGGTGGATGACGGCTTTAAAAGCTGATACTCCTCCGGTTCCGCCTTCTCCGAAGCCTCAGCCGGATCCGAATCCGCCGTCTGAGAACTGATACACGATTTTAGGGGATTGTTGATAGATGAGTGACACGGGTTACACGTTGAAGATTGGTGACCGTAGCTGGGTGTTGGCGGATGCGGAGGAGACGGCGCAGGCTGTTCCTGCCCGCGTTTTCCGCCGTGCAGCTAAGATTGCCCAGTCGGGGGAGTCTGCGGATTTCGCCCAGGTTGAGGTGATGTTTTCTATGCTAGAAGCGGCCGCCACGGCTGACGCGGTGGAGGCCCTGGAGGGGCTTCCTATGGTTC